ATGAGAATGCAAAGAACTGCTGCAATTGCTATGGGTATATCTACAATTATGATGACGGTTCAAATGGCGGCAGCACAATTTCAAATGGTTAGATTATCCGGTGCTATGATAAACGGTGGTTTGGCTGCCGATAAAGCAGCAGCGTCTAATTACAACCTCGCTGCTTCTAATGTTGCTGTAGCAAAATCAGCCGGTGCTGCGTCTATGGGCATGAGAGGATTGTTAGTAGCGAGTGGTGTAGGAGTTATTGTATTAGGTCTTTCTTATGGTATTGCTAGATTTGCTGAATATATGGGTGTGTTTGACGTAGCAGTAGATGATACAGTAGAAGGGTTAGACGAGTTATTATCCGTCGGGCAAGACAGTTACGATTGGATAGATGAGTTCACTGGTTCTTTAGAAGATGGCGAAGAGGCTATGGCTAAGTTTAACGATAATCGAGAAGAAATGTTCTACGGTTTCAAAGCAGGTAACGCTGTAGGGGCTTTAGTGAAACAAGTAAAGCAACAAGGAGTGGAAAACTTTGTAGCAAATACAGAAGTAATTATGACTAACAACTTTAATGGTATGACTACAAGGCAAGTCGCAAATGAAATTATAGAATTGATACAAGAGGAAGCAGGTATTAGCAATATCAATACGAGTATGGCAAGTCTAGGGTGATATTTTGGTTAGGTCTGTTAATGGTAAATATAATCTTTGGATAGCGGGTTACTACGATGACTTCGGAGGGGGCTAGAGCCATAGCAGAAGATAATAATAGTCCTAGTGCTACAGGGTCATACGACCATACCAAAACTCATTATGGAAATCCTATGAACGGAGAGGCTACTTTAAATCCCAAATATCGTTGGTCTATAATAGAGAGGTCATTGGTTACTAACTATGACTCAACTCTTGTAGGAACAAATAACACTACTAGATACTTACAGAACAATGGTTCCTTTGAGTATATAGGACAAGATGTTATTAGAAATAAATCAGACAAATGGGAAGGTAAAGCACAGTTACAATATCCTGATGGGAATGTAGGTAACAAATATAGATATGGTGGTAGTGGTAGTGACGCATATCAATTGTTTACAAACGGTTATGATACACTAGGTAAATATATAATACCTTTAGGTGCTAGTGATTCTACGTTTGGTAGAACAAACTCAATAGGTTATGGAGACGGTAACTTTACTTCTAAGAATGCCGGATATGTAGATGCTACTTACGCAGTTCCTTTCACGCAGAAAGCAAATCTAATAGGCACATGGATGGGAGAAACAATGAGATTCGATAACGCTTCACACATTTGCCCTGAAAATGTATTCTTCCCTGTTACTTCACCGGCAAGCAAACCTTTTTTAGCCATTCAATCTTACTACCAAACTGCACCTAATAGTGGAGTAGTTCCTTCAACAGCATCTATAATATACGACGGTTCATTAAATAGTAGAGCAGACGGTGACATATTCCATCTTAGAGTAGCAGTAAGGTCTTTTAACGGTAGCACAACATCAGAAGGTAACGCGGGGGCTAATGTTAATGTCATGTTGGGATTTACTAGCAGGGTTGGCGATACATACGAAGATGGTTTTACTCATAGTAGTAACACCCCTGCAATCAGTTTCAACCTATCTCTCAACAACTATGATTCCTACGGTGCTTTATACAACGGTAACGCTACTAAGACAACTTACACCAATGATACCGCTTGGATTGACGTTGATGTTACTTTAGATTATACTAATGGTGCTTACGTTGTATATCAAGATGGGGCGCAAGTAAGTTCCGGTTCTTTTACTGGAACTGCTGCTAATATGTATGGTTATCAAATCACAGCATATCCTGATGACAACAAAGACAATTCTGTAATAACTTTAATGTTAGATAGGGTTGCTCTATACAGACCATTAACAAATCATCCATCGGGTATACAATTAGCCCCAGTAAACGATTTAAAAATAACCTCCGTAGTCAATGGTATATCTTCTTGTAAACTAAGTATAAGTGATGATGCAGACAACGATGATGGGGATATAGGATTCTCAGCAAATGATTATGATTATACTTTAACCCCTATTTTTGATAGTTCGATAACTAGCGATTGGTATTTGTTAGTGTTTGGTGCAAGTGGTTATGACTGGGATGTTTCTTCAAGAATAGATAGACCGCTTTGGAGAGGCATAATAGAAAAGATGAGAATTAAACAACAGGGTAGAGATAGGATTGTAGAACTACAGGCTAGGGATAATCTATCTCTACTAGATAGACAAGTTCCTCTTTGGGAAGTAGGTCAAGACGGACTCAATGATGACGAATCACAGAATCCTTTTTGGTTGTATGACTCTCAAGGGTTTAGTAACACTATGAACTTTGGAGTTAAGCCTCTTAAGTTACTAAGTAAAGAATTAGGTTTTGATTCTGATGATGCATTCTTGGAAAGAACAGACCAACGTATGCAATTAGGTTCAGGACACCCTATACAGATGTATGTCAATGAAGATGCAGACGGTCCTAACGACGTAGAAGATGATTACGCAGGGGTAGGAATAAATAGTGTAGGTAAAAATGGTAATAAAACTATTATATTCCTCAGTGGTAATGCCTCTTACACTACTAGTAGTTCTATAACTATAAGAGGTGGGGCGAAAAATGGTATGAATATAACAGCACAGACTCCATCTGCTGTAGGCACTCATATTGACCGTGACGGACAGACTCAACAAACTCTTTCATTTACACAAACTCAATTGCCATATCAAGGTTCTTCAATAGTGGGAGGTAATGCTAAAGGTAATATTGTATATGCAGGTAAGTTTGACTGGTCCGATGAAACCGATTATGATTATTGGTATAATAAAATAACATATAACGGTCAATTTATAATTCGTAGTCCTAACACCTTTCCTACTTTCCCCGATGAAATGAATCAAAGTGATAGGATTGCGGGTTACTCCGCAGTAAATCTAGCACTAGCGGAATTAGACCAATATATTATTGTAAATGCTTTCCACCCTTCATCCGAACAATACTCGTTTTGTTTTGATGAGGACCCTAATCTTAAACCTTATGATTTCTTTAGAGTGCCTGTCAATTCAAATCCTAATGGAACTGTTAATAATGTTTTATCTGACAAAGTTCATTATGTTATGTCTATAAGAAAAGTAATGAATCAGCACGTTTTGAATAATAACGATATTCATACTGAACTACAAACAGGTAGTAGACAAAGATGGATTGTCACTACTAACACAAGTTACTTTCAAAGTGGTTCAGGAACAGGGGTAGAGTTTGGTAATTTTACGACTTACGACGGTTTGCTCTCAGGTGACGATAGATTATTTTATGAAAGTTCTGTTAGTATTGGAACGCCAATATCAACCTCATTACCTACAAACCAACCTGATTTAACTTCTAAAGTATCTCAGGCAGTATGGATGAGAGACTTACCTAAATCTTTGTGGTTCCAATATCACTTTGGTGATATAACTACTAACACACATATAGCAGACACTACTACAGCAGCCATAGTTTCTTCAAATGCTACTACAGTGCAGATTTCTTCTACTACTAAAACTGCATTAGATAATGCTAATGTATCTAGTGGTGTGGCAGAATTAAACGGTAGTGATTTATTTATTTTCAAGGGTGTTGTAACTGTAGGTAGTAATCATTATTTAGTAGGCTGTCAATTCATTAGTAGAACTCATAGTAATGGTGTAGCACTAAAGTTCCCACAAATAAGAAATGATTACAAACACCTTTGGTTACTTTGGTCCGACATGAGAAATAACGGTAGAGCGAGTGCTGATAGCGGGACTAGAAAACGAAACTTTGGTTTACAAAGCCCCTCGTCTAGTAATTATGAAATAAATATATTTTTCAAAGACCAAGTAAATAATCAAAACCAAAAAGATTTGTTTACAACATTAAAGACAGGAGAAGATGTAGATATATGGAGTGTTGATTCTACGCTAGACCCTACAACTGGTTCGGCCTTCTCAAGACCTATTGACTATAGTAATCCTATACCTGTTAATACTATAACAGCAGTTACAGGTAATGCTAACGCTTCTTTAAACGGTAAAACACTTGTAACATATCCTTCCGCACATAATTTAACTGCGACTACTTATCATGTAGCATTATACAATACTAATTCACATGACGGCGCGTATGAAATACTTAACGTCCCTAGCACTACGACATTGATATTAGACAAAGTGTTTGGTAGTGCCGACTCCGGTAAAACAGGGGGTATTCTATCTGCAAAAACCACAGGGACAACTCTCTTGTTTGACAAACCTCACTACAAGGAATGGCATAATCTAGGAGGCGCATTTTTAATTATAGATTCTTCTAAGTTCTTTAACATAAACTCCAATGCCAACAACGGTAGGGTAGGACAAGCAGCAGGTGGAAAGACTACCCTGAGTGATTATACGGCTACTGTTAGGGGATTCCCCGACCTAATAGATAATTATTGGAGTGAAGCAATATCTACTTCTGCTAATTCCGGTTCGTTATATTCTGAACATCCTAATAAACACCTAATAAGAAATGATTTAGTTCTTACTACTAATAACAGTAAAGTGGGAGATTTCTTCTTGTGTATAGATACTGATGATTTCGACAATAGCGGTTATGGAAGAATAGTAGGAGTCAAAAATGACGGTAATAATTCGCAAACAAAAACAGAAGTATTTTTTGGGTGGCAGGGTAAGAACGGTAACGATAGAACGGGAACCGTAACTGGTTACGGTAATAATCCCAGTGCCGGTTATTTTGAATTAACAGATAGTAACGCAACCTTTCAAACATGGGGAATAGAAAAAGGAATGTATATTATAAATACAACTACAGATAAAACTATAGAAGATATATATTCTTTTAGTTCAAACGGAGGTAGGTTTAGGATTCTTTCTGTTGAAAGTCAGACTGTCATAAGAGTAGAATTAACTTATTATTCTACACAGTTAATACAATCCTCCCCATTTATAGGCTTAGGTAGCGGTAGAGTTCCCTCTATACCTTTAACTAGTGACATGACTAGTAACAGATGGGGTGTTAATAATTCTTACCTTATACCTGAACAATTGAGTGGTGTGGCTACTATTGCTAAAGGCGCATTCATGATTGACGCAGACAGCACTCAAGATGAAATAAGAGAAGAGGTCGAAAGACTATACGAAACTATTTGTGGCGTAGATACTATACAACAAAGATATATTATGATGGATTTTATTGTTAATGAAACCTTCCTATACAATAATGGCACATTTAGTATAGAAGATAAATTAGCGGCTGCCAACCTAGAATTAGGGTTTAAAACTAAATACGATGCCGTTTCTATTACAAATACTTTAGCCCCTATTCATTTAATGGATTTGATGATGTATGTTGATGGGTTTGTAGAGTGTAGAACAAGTAATACATATTTCGACCACGATAAGTTTAGAGCATTATGGACCGCCGCTACTATGAAAACATGGTTGCCTCAGACTAGACTTTCTACTACATACGATATTAACAATATACCTATAACTGAAAATATTTCAACCGACGGTGGCACTTCACACCCTTTCGCCAATATAGATTCTTACGGTGGACCGTATGATAGCAGAACACAAGACCTATTAAAAATTGTTAGAAATATACAAAAGAGGTCCGGTCAAGGAATAGATAAATCCCTAGTAACAAGTTTCTCATTCTTACAAGGTAGAGATGGTAAAATAGAATACCGACCTAAATATAATAGCGGTCATAATTTTACTAGAAACAATTTATCAATAAGTGACTTGGACGGAGATATAGCAGGTAAAATAGACAACGTAAGAGTTTATTATAAAAATGGATATTCGTTTGTAGATTTCCCTAAACCCGAACTAACAGATACTACTAGATGGAAAGTAATAGAACATCCTGATATTACTTCCGACCTTGAAGCGTTAAGTATAGCAAAGAAAGAATATAACACTCAAAAGAATCCTAGACTAAGTATTAAAGCAAGTCCTATGAAAGCCAGTGAACAGTTTAATGGCTCGTCTAGGGTAGTGGCCGACACTATGCTAGACGGCGGTAGGTTTGGTTATATAGCCGACCCTCAAAGAGTTATACAAGGCTATGATGATTTAACGCAAGCCGATGCTTACTCTTGGACTAGGTTAGGCACAGGCGGGACTTTATTTGGTGGTATGGTTAATGGCATGGATGGGATGATGGACGATGCTTCGGATATTTATAATAGGTTTGGTAATTCAAACAATGCTTCCGGTTGGCCTATAACTTGGAATAATAATTACTATTGGTATGGTTCTAACAGTTTAAGTTATGCACTACAGATAGTTCACATACCAAAGTATATGCCTAAAGTAAATAGTAATGGCGAGCCTCTAAGATTGGCTATAAGTGTAAATACTAATTTAACTTCTAGTATTGACGATGCGGTATTTACATTACATCTTTTAGATTATCAATTTAGTGCAAGTCAGAATAGTGAAGGGCATGGTCCTAGTTTAGCGGCAACTACAGTTTCTAATACTGGGACATCACTACAAGAAATAAATATGAAAGGTAGTGGTTTTTATGAAATAAATGTGCCTAGTAGTTACTGGGCAAGCACAGGTCAGGCTTCGGGAATAAAAGTAGTAATTAGTTTTAATGCTGAGTATTGTAAAGCATTACTTAGACATAGATGTGGGAGTAGAGAAAGTGGTAATTTATTCAAGAATGCTAATAGTATTACTGGGACTACTATCACCACTGGTAACAGTAGTAGTATATTCCCTCTAGGTATGAGAAAATATACTGAGATGAAAGGCTATGCAAATACTAGAGCAGAATGGTATGCGCCTAGATTATTGATTACGGATGATTTAGTATACCTACCGGCTACCTTTGCTACATATACTGATAAAGGTCTTGGTCTAACAAACGAGGTTTTGAGTATTCAAAAGGTAGACTGGCGAGTTTCGTCAGATGGTTTGGAAACCATTAATTTGAGATTAGAAAGGGATGAATCTCTCGCAGCAGCAGGTGTGTTACCTTACATCTTTTCAGGCATGGGAACACCTACCTTAGATACACAGGCTGTAAGTGTGGCTGATTCAGACGAAGGTAATAATACAGGTGTGGGCGGTGGAACTTTCACTCCACCCGGCGGAGTGTCCGGTGCAGACAACATAGACCCTAACAAGGATAACCCCGAAGGAGGAAATGCTTACAGCAACGAACAAGGTGGAACACACTTCAAAAAGACTATAGGAATACAAGAATTAACTACTACATTATATTCCACCCTTAAAGGTAGGGGTAATCTCTCAGACTCCACACTGTCTTACAATAACAAGTTCACGATTTTAGGCCAACAGAAGCCATCTAAGCGACCTTCTGCTATGAAGGCTACCGAGGGACTAGGGCAGACGATAACGCCCTCTACAGGCTCTCTAACGGTAACAAATAAGGGTATATCATTTGGTGGTGCAGGTCATCCCGAAGATAACGCTCAACCTAACACAACAACATCATTCTTTATGAAAAGCCCTACCGATGTGATGACTAATGAAATTAATATAACCGCTAAAGTAAGTATGAAGTATCAAGAGCAAACTAAAATAGCGATACTTTTGGTAAAAGCAGAATGCTTAGAGACAGGCTCGTTTACTAACAACAGTGTAGTGGTTAGAACTAATACAGAAAATACAATACAGTTGCTATCTACAGATATAGAAGGTATAAAGAAAGCAGGTAACACTATGAAAATTACTATCAGTAGAAGTGCAGGTCAAAACGCAGATACGGCCTCAACAATGTCTGTAAATGTAAGTGACATACAGGTAAACTACAGAAGGGCAGCCGTGTTTTCAGACAGTGGTTCATCTACTTTTACTAATTAGTGTATTTATCTCTCAGGGCTAAAATATCTTTAGCCCTACCTCTACCTATACCTTGCACTTCCATAAGACTTTTCTGAGTAGTCTTAGAGTTTAATATTTTAGGTATGGAACCAAACTTCCGCAAAAGATTTTCGGCGGCCTCTACGGACACACCTTCTATAGAAGATAGAGACTTGATTCTATTATCCAACTTCTTCATATCATGTAGTTTCTTTTCTTTAGCCGGTAATTTATCTCTAGTAACCGCACCCTGAATAGCCATCTGAGTATGATTACTAACCAACCAGTCGCAGAAATCATCCATAGTTAGAAGTTCCATATATTTAATTTTGGGAAACCTTTGGTAGAATGTCATCTTGAACGATTGATTCACCTTTTTCATTCTAGCCAATTCTATAGCCATTGACTTAGAGTTGGGAGTTCCTTTGCCTACAACGTAAGGTTTGTATTTAGTTCCATAGACTACCAATATAGGATTCTCAAAGTCATCTTGTAAATCTCTCAGTTGGTCTAGTATAGTTCTATTTCTACCCATGCCTATGATACTTCTATAGAGGTCATTGATTTCTTTAGCCTCTATACCCCATGTTCCCATAACATAATCACCCGTAGGCAATCTTCTAACTTTCATAGTTCCTTCTTTACCTAAATCAGCATCACCTAGACGCATCAATAATTTGGCTTTTACTTTCTCACTTTCCCGGTCATCTACAAGAAGCATGATGAATACTATTTGAATATTCTATATGAACCGTTGCATTAGTATGTGCCGTCATCTCTCCAACAAGAACCTACACACAAACCCCTTGCTTTTATCCACGAACAGGAGGGAGAATTACCATAACTAATAATACTTTCAACGTGAAAGGTGCTTGTCTTTCTATTATAGTCTCTCCAATTCAAAGTTTCTATATAATCAACAATTGACTCTACCATGTTTCTTTTGTCCTCGACGGAGACTGTTTCAATTGGTGCGAACCATCTTAGATTTTCTGCTAGATGCTGCACTAATGCTAACCTAACTTCGTGTCTCGGATTATCTACCTTAGTAGCACCATCTAAACAAGGAGGTATAGGTATCTGCTGCATAGTTCCTATCTCGCCATCAAAAACTAATTCGTTATTAGACACTGGCTGCATTGGATTGTTAGCCACCCATTTTATGATACTAAACGAAGAGTTAGGTGTCATACCTACGAAGGGGTCATTCTTACTTAGAGAAGGGTCAGGGACACAAGGTATTCTATAACCCAAAGGGTCGCTCATAAACGCTTCCTTGTCTACATTAACAGCCCACTTACCCCTAGTAATATTATAGGTGTCAGGAACTCTAGTTAATTTCTGAGGATGTCCCACACCGTCTAATGTCTCAAGACCTTTACTCATCTTTCTTTGGTATCTATCAATATGTTTAACCATAGAAGTCCCGCAAACTTTCTTCTCGAAGAATTGATGTATATGAAATCCCCTTCCAGTAAAGACTAGCCTAACATCACCCTCTAATCTATTGAGTAACATATACACATCACGCTTTACATCATTAAGTGTGCCACCTTCTAACATATCGAAATCCCACCATGCCCTATCTATTATGACAGATTCTAAATCGGGCTTCCAACTTCTAATCGGGTCTAATCTCTCAAAGTTATAGAGAGAAGTATAACAAGATGCTTTACCGTTGATTTTATTAATATAATTATCATATTCTTTCTTGGATTTACATAGCCTACGCTTCAAGCCAATCTCTCTAGGAAATGATAACATAGTCATACTATCACGCCTTTTGTTGGTGGCCGCATTTACAAGTTAAAACTTGTATAACTTCATAGACCCCGCCTACCTGTCCTGTTACTCTTGCCATCTCTTCTATATTCACCCAATCTGTATTGTCACAGTTGGCACATTTATCATTACTAAAACTCATATTGTTCCCTCAGTATATCCTGTTAGTTCGGCCTCACAATTAAGATTAAAGTCGCACCATATAGGACAAAAATAATCATTCCATTTCATAGGCCATTGTTGGGCTACTAGCGACTTGATAGTGTTACTTAATGATTTGTCGAAGGCATTAATTGACCTAGAAGAAACTTGTTCCATAAGTGCATACCCGCCGTATTTTCCCTCAAAGACAGTCTTGTTTCTTTTATTACCTTCTGCTAATAATTTACAGTCTAAAGTAGTTTCATCCTTTTCATAATCGGGAAGAATATATAAGAAATGAGTTACCTCCGCATAATCCATAAGACCTAACAGTCGAAGGTAGTAAACCATTTCCTTTCGGGTGCGATTTATTTTACCTATGTTAGCAGAACCAGTTTTCAATTCTACGATAGTGAGTGTGCCGTCGGGGTTACGGATAACCCCGTCAATCATACCTACCCACACTACCTCATAACCTTGATAGTTTTCACGCACTGTATGTTTTACTTCGGCTTCTACTAAATCAAGTCCACCTAAATACGCTGCTACCTGATGAACTAAATCAACCATTCTGATAATAGCAGGGTCGGATTCTACGTTTAGTTCTTGGGAGACTGCATCCATAGCCACTTCACCGGATAACAAACCTGCTTCCAACACAGAATGAATAGCACTACCTCTAATCATTTCCTCGGAAGGCGGAGGTCTAGGAACCCCACTCACGTAGTTCCAATAGAATTGTCTAGGACATTTCATGTATGTCATTAAGGAAGATTTACTTATCCTTAGATGTCCTTCATCAGAAGGGTTGTAAGACGAATCATTCTTGTTCATCAACAGCACCCTCTTTCAAGGCTGCTCTAGTATCTAACCAGTTAGGTGTATTAGACAGTACAACTACGAAATCCTTCTCGTCTATATTACTATCTAACGCAAGTAGATTGCCCCTTACCATACCTGCTCTAATTCCTTTTCTTTCATTGATAGGTGAAGTTTTCCACCAAACTCTATCAGCACCATATTCATTTATTGCTATCCTGAGAACATCTAAATCCCCTGTGACTAATATTTTGTTCATACCTTTTCATCTCCTGTATCGTTTAATAAATATTATTATATTTATTCTTGTGACCCATTATCCCAATCTTCTACAGTAGTCTGTTTAGAATCCGACAAATCATAATCCTTGCCACACTGAGGACAAGTGGTATCTATCTCAACGTGTTCTAGTTTAGGTATCAATGTAGTGAATCCGCATTCACATTCATGTTCCACTATTAAATTATCTTTCTTCATTATACCTAAAAGTATCATATTCATTTTATTTAAATCGCCAATAACCTGACCGCTAAAGTTAGTCAAGAAAGAACCCATTTCCTGTAGTCCTTGTTCATGTCTTTCTAAAGCCTCTTTTATCTCAGCACTCTTCATTTTATCTCCGCCCTTTCTCATATTATCATCTCACTTCATTAAGCATATAAACCTATGTTATAGCCACTTTATACCCGCTACACCTTCTAGAGAATTAACTAGTGGTTGCATAGACCAACCTGCTAATTCATAGTAAGGTTTTGCTTTATTGACTATAAATCTCTCAGCCAATATCTTGTAACCTATTTCAGTAACACCTTCGATTTCACTAGGTTCATCGAATGCTATATACTTTCCTTTAGGGGTTATAGTAGATAAGAAGTAGGAGTCCTTTCTATAATTCTTACCTAGATATTCATTGGCCCAAGCCGCCCCTGCTGACGAACCTGACAACACCTTGTATTTACTTAGGTCCTGTCTCAATCTACCTTTCATACATATATCCAACGGGTCAATATCCTTAGAGACTACTTTAGAAATTAAAGTAGATAGTTCGAGTGTCACATCGGTTTCCGATTTATCGTTGAGTATTCCCTGTATAACATCAGTCATACTCTCCTTCATAATAGGAGGCATACGGCTTTGCTTCAATTCAATCCCTTTGAAGTATGACTTAGGTTCGTGGTATTTCCCATCAGTCCAAGACACTAGACCTGCATATCTATTCTTAGCAGCAATAATAATTCTAGGACACCACTTCTCGAACTCGGTTTCTATCGGACTCATATTGTCGTTGATTATTTTCAGTGCTGCCACACCTTCTTCCGGCGTGTTAATTTCACAGAAGATAGAATCAGTGTGACCGTAAATTGTTTTCATCCCTAATGCTTCTGCCTCTACCTTCAATTCCTGTAGAGTGCTTCTACTTGTATAGGTTATCGCCGCCGCTACTTCGGGATGGTAAAGACCATACTTCGCGTCACCCGCCACACCATACATTGACGCTACAAGAGATTTACAAGCAAACTGCATAGTCTCCCATTTATTTCTTTCAGTATCACTGTCGGACATTATTACCCTCATCTTGTATTCATTTCTCATGTTAGTCATGTAATCCATTTGTCTACATAACAACCCTTTACTTTCAAGGTTAAACTTACTACCATTACCACAATCAACGCCGTTGTAATCTAAAGTCTCCCATGAGATACCATACTTACTGACATTACTATGATACATAGCCTTAACGTCCAAGATACCTATTTTGCTATACACTCCCGCTACAGGCTGCATAACATTAGCACCTTCATATTCCTTCTTAGCAAACTTTGGTCTTGATGGAATCCTACCTGTAAACTCTTTATCTTTCAACGCTAAAATAGTAAACATTTGAGTTATGTGAGGTGTGCTACGAATCTCACATTGAACTAAGTGCTGTAACGCTGTATAATAACCCAATGCATTTACTGTTGAATCTAATCTAGGTAGAAGTCTAACGTCCTGTCTACAATAATGTATGTAGAGGGGTAGGTCTGAATAATAAGTGTCGTGTCCGTCGGGCAAATCCACCTTATCTTCACCTAGAACTTCCTTAGACACTTCACTCAAACTGTAAGCAGGTAACTTACCGTTCTTTAACTCCCATATCTTAGAGAAAGCAATCATCAGGTCAATACACATCCTACCTACTATGGGCTGTTCCCAATCACCGAACTCATATCGTATGGACCTCTTAGGAGACATGGCTCTAGGTTCTATACCGTTAGCCCTACACCTCTCAAATATCGTCTTAATATCAGCACCAGTGACATACCAACCAGTTAGTATATCGGGGTCGTGCTTATCCATGTGCCTGATAAAATGTATCAACATACTCTTCTCATCAGGGAACCCTAATGCGGGCGTTTCATATTCAAAGTCACCGTATTTACTGAATGATGTTTTTTCCTTTAGAGATGGTTCTACAAACCATACAAACTCCTTATCAGTATAGTTATCATAAACTACTATAACCCTCATTCTATTAGTAGCCGGACTCCACTCACAATCTAAGAACCATGTTCGATGTTCATAATTAGGTATAGCATCATGTTCCTGTAACCTATCAACCATTACACGATTAGCATGAGACAGATTTGCTTCCCATGTATAATCTCCTTGATTATACGCAGTCTCTCTCATAGTGTATGGGTCACTACAAACTATCTTAGTAAGGGATTCTCCGTAGACACCCTTGTAGCCAGTTTCCTTACCTACACTTTCGATGTATTCTGCCGATTCATCGGCAACAAAGAAGTAGGGGTAGTAGTTACTATGACTAACGCTTTTCCTTTCTTTCGTTTTAGGGTCACGGTATCTAATGCTTACTGCTTTACCCCTTAACTTATCTACTATCAAGGTTCTCACCATGTCGTGCTAAAAACTTTCTACCTGCCTTTAGGTATTCTTTCTTGAATCCTCTACTTCTAGGAGTGATACTATGTTTGGCTAACCATTGGTGTATTGCTACAGCAGATACACCAAACTGTTCTCCTATATCAGCGCAAGAACGGTATTGATTACAATAGTTCTCGACCATCCATTCACGGTTTCTATAGTGCGCTTGAGTAGGACATTCTTGTATGGTTACTTTAACGCTGAAAACAGTATTAGTAGACTCACTTGGTCTTTCTGTCATCAGTTGATTAAGTTGTAACTTATCAATATCTCCATCCATTAATTCGTTCAGTTGTTTTTCATTCAATTTTACTTCATGTGTTTTCTTATACATTATAATCACCTCGTTACACTCGCTTGTAGGATAAAGTCATCGTCGCCCTCTCCAAAAGAAAGTAATAGTCTATGTCCTTGTTCGTATGCAGTAAAATCAAATATAGATAATCTGACCTTACCGTTGATGTGTGCTAGAGTCTGCTCTAGCCCACCGGAAAATGTTACTGCGTCGGGTAGCGTCCACTCATTAAGAAAATGATTGGTAGCATCAATTGTTGTAGTGTTCTTACCTTTATTGTAAGCACCAGTTCCAACATACAACCCCCTATCGTGCAGTTCAAATGTATAGCGGTTTAGTTTCTGACCGTTCATGTTATCAGTTCTAAGTGCTTCATACAAATCAATCGCCTCGAAGTTCATATCCACAGTCGGTTCAAAGGATTCACCACTAGCCGTAGTATAAGTTACAGGTTCATTGAAATCAGAAGTCTGATTTATTTTAGCCATTAAACCAATTGATTTATTCAACCAAGTTGATAGTGTCTCATTACTATTACTAAATGCCTTAGCATTTGGATTAGCGTCTATAGTAGTAGTCTTGTTATTAGATATAATACGAACTTTATTACTAGAAGGACTTTGATGTATTTTTAATTTACCACCATGATATTTTAAAACACCGAGTAAAGTATCAATGTCTGAAACATATATGTTACCGTCGTATGTTCTATCGCTAACGTAAGATTCGCCGTTCTCCAAAAGAGGCACACTAAAGTGAGATACCGAAGTCACACCATCTTTAACGATAGAAGTAGTTCGCATCCTTCCATTGACACAGACCAAAACACAAGAGGTAACTTGATTTGTTTTACTACCCCCTATGAAATGGGGCCGTTGGGTTTTCTTGAGAAGAATCTCCAACGCCCCAGTATCAACTAGGAAGTAATTATTACTAATAGGGTTAGACATATTCACCACTTCAATATAGGCAAGCCAGTCCATGTAACTTTGTTATCTTTAACGCTTAGAATAGTATGCGTCGAACCTAGATGTTCCATGTTCTTACCTTTCATTTCTTCTATAGTTCCTTTGATTACCCATTCACCTTGAGCCAAAGTCTTATCGCCTTTGACACCAGTAGCCAAGTCTGCTTTCTTCATATACCTTGCTAGGAATATCTGCTGACTGAACAACCTCATGGTTCCTTTCTCCCATTCAGGAACTTCGCCTACACTCATCATAACTTTCTTACCTGTTCCGTCATCCATGAACTCTTTAATATCTTTCAAGTGGAAAGTAAAGAATACCTTGTTTACAGGAAGGCTGTGTATTCTATTCAGCACACCACGATTGAGTCTATTCCTCTCTCTCCATTCCTTCTGATTGAATGTCCCATCTTCCGTTTCAATAACTCCTCTATCTAGTAGAGAGGTTCGCATAGCGTGTTCGCACCATTTTAAGAAGGTAGAGCCACCGTCAAAGATAACTCCTCCCCAATCATCCGGTGCTGCTGCTATTTCATCAGCCAAGATGTTTACAAACCAAGATGTTTTATCGAGTAAAGATTTATGATTAACTGAATTATCTTCGTTAAAGATAGAATCATCAGTCTCGTCATGTAACGGTATTACCATAATATTTTCAGCGTTAGGGTAGATATAATCTACCGTAGACTTCGCTGAGTTATCCACATCGAAGATTGCTATTTTCTTTCCCGCTTTGATTTCCTCATCAAGCATAGACAGGGCAAGACCAGTCTTACCACAATTCTCTCGTGCTACAAGAGCCATTCTAATATCTACTGATTGAGCCTGTTTATTATTAAATCTCTCTCTAAAGTATTCCTCACCATAAGTTACCTTCGGTGCATTCGTTGTTACTGCGCTATTCTGATTAGTTCCCCAAGCCGACATAAACATACCTCGCTTCATTAAGCATATAAACCCTACTCAGTAGGTAATGCTACAGCGACCTCCGTCGTCAAAACTAATCTACTAATACTCATAGCACTACGCAAAGAAGAGATTACTACGTCTAATGGGTCTATCACCCTGTAACCTACAACACTAAGAGGTTCCTTTGCTTTAGCGTCATACCACCGACCATTTAACCAATCCTTTTGTTGTGTCGAACCTCTTACTCCTCTTGCACTATGACGTTCGCTATTGTATCTAATAACTATAGGTATCTCCTCACAGGCTTCTTGTATTATATCCATGATAGAGTTTCTCCATCCGGCATCCGAGTTCAATACTTGATAATACGCTAGACCTCCGCCTTTGACTACTCCCGACTGTAAAGCGGCCTTAGTAGCATTAACGGCATCGTCAAATCTCTCAAGACGTTCACGTATTTCCAACTCACTATTACCACCAACATGAACGATAGATACTTTACCCTGTAATCTAGCGATTCTGTTGTTTAATTTCTCAGCATCCCAATCATTTAATTCTTCGATGCCTTCACCTATAGATAATATATATTCATCCACGTTAATGTCCGTATCAAGATTCTGAGATATGATAGTAGAAGTATCTTTCACCGTTATAGTAACTGAATCCCCCAAGTCCTCTTTTACAAGTTCGGTAATTGTATCTCCCGCACCTTCCTTGAATACTTTAGAGCCTGTTATACAGCCAATGTCGTCTAACCATGCTTCTGCTTCTTCACCCCAAGCAGGGACTTTAACTATACAGGCATTGATGGCCTTGTTAGCCACATTAACTAAAAGATTAGGTAGAGCATTACCACTAACATTTCTACATATGAATAGGACAGGTCTGTTATCTCCCTTAGCAATCTCAAGGGCAGGTATCAATGTGCTAAAGTCATCAATAACTTCTGTAGTCAAAACGACATAAGCATCCTTCATATCTAGTTTACCTTCCGGGGCAAAGTAATGTGAAATGTAACCCGAAGGTATCTCGAAACCATTCTGCGTTTCTATAAAGGTAGAAGTATTCTTACTAGGTTGTAGAGTAACAGTAGAAAACTTGTTGTCTACATCGAATGCCTTTGAAAGTATTCCTCCTATCTCGGAATCATTGTTACCCGCTACATAAGCCACATTGAATAATTGTTGTTTAGAGTCTAAAGGAACCGCCAGTTCGGTAAGACCTTGTATCATAGAATCAATAGAGGTTTCCATTTCATCTACTACATCTAACATATTCTTAGAGTAATCATTACAATAAACAATAGCCCCTTCACACATCTTCTGTGCTAGGACGGTAGCGGTAGTTGTGCCGTCACCTGACTTAGCCTGTGCCTCACTAGAGACTTGTTGTATCAAATTAACCCCCATATTAACAAATGGGTCGGGATGACTTATGGACTTAGCAATAGTCACACCGTCATTCAACGCCAAAGGAAAGTTGTTTTCCCTCTCTAAAAGAACGGTGCTTGCACCTGCGCCCAATGTAGGTCTAATTACATCAGCCACTAAATTAATTCCTTCCATCAAAGATTCTCTCAGTTCTACTCCACGTTTAATCTCACTCATTTGTTTCAACTCCTAAAATATTACTGTAGTGTATGAATAGATACTTGCTCACTTTCATTATCTTACTATCGTCACAAACAATACAATCCATAGGTAGTAGAGAAAGGTGTGGAGGCACACCTTCCCCTACAGACACTATTGAAAAATTATCTTTTACGACGAAAGAAGATGTCTCCTTAGTTACAAGTTCTATTAAGACATATTCTCCGGTGGCGTTCACTCATCCCACCCTGAGTCATCTTCTGCTACGACTGGTGCGATTTCATCGAAAGCATACCATCCATTAACTGATAGTCTATCTTCACCTTCTTTAGTTCTCCAAGCCTGTCCTAGCATCAGAACCTTAGTTCCGACAGCAAAGGTAACTTTATCGTCTTGTTCAGAAGGAACGTATATTTCTACACCTTCTGCTGATGACATAATATCTACATCAGAAACCATTAGGACGTAGCCGCCGTTATCTCTAGGGTCAATGTGAATTACTTCACCGACAACAATAAGACTTCTATCCCACCAACCATCTTTACCGTTGAAAGTATCGTAGTATGATGCTAGGTCACTTAATCCTGAAAGTGTATTTTCCATTCCTACTACATCGTAAGCAACACCGCCTTTGATTGAACCATCTTCATAAATTACTGGCGCGGTATTAAAGATAGACGCAACTGACTGACTAGCAGTAAAGGTAGATACTTTAGGCTTCACATAGGCAACAGTTCCGGCAGCGTTAGGACGCATAGCAAAGGTGCATGGTGTGAAAGTAGGGTATTGAACATCGGCTGCTGCTTGTGTAGCCTTTACAGTAATTAGTTTAGGGTCTGAATTATCTCCTGTAACCCTTCCTAAGAATAGCATAGTTCTTTCTCTCTCATCTTGAGGTCTAGGTCGGCCATACTTAAAGTTAGCATCACCGGACGGGAAAGTCTTGTTGTTCTTATCCCATACAACATAGAAGTGTGTGTTGTCATCTAATCGTTGTGTGTGTCTAGGTAGTTCAGTAACGTCTGCTGTTTCAGAACCGAAATAATCTTGTTTAGAATGACGGGTAAAAGAACCGTCGTGATTATCCTCAAACAAAACTACAGTTCCATTATCAACAAAGGACTGTCTAACATCTTCACTAGCAACACGAAGTTGGTTAGTCATTTTGTTATACAGGATTTTACCCCATTCCTTGCTTCGTGGAACTGAGACAAACATACCTTCGTATGTTACTGCACCGGAACGGCTCAGTGCCGCTTGTTCGGTTGTTAGTTGTCGTGCTGCAACTCTTAATGCTAATACATTACAGTCATCATCTGACTTACCTGCATTCTTCCATGCCCCACCTTGTAAGGCTAGAATTGCTTCTGCTTTCTGCCTCATTATGTCTGCACTTACATTTACTTTTTTCGCTATATTATCTATCATACTGTTATCCATATCATATCACCTCTTGGGTATCTTCTCCGTATTTCTTTAGGCTAATAAAGGTAATCATATACATAGCCTCACGAAATTATGGAGTGTGATTCTAGGGTCTACGCCTAGCAGTAAATCCCTTTCGGCGGTTACTGCCGCGTCAATGACTTTCAATTTAGATGCTGATTTGGCGGAGGAATTGACAGCATAATTAAATATTTCTTTTACCTTTGTTCTAACCTCTAAAAGATTATCAGATTCGCCTATTAGTTTCAAAGCGGCTTCGTAATCCTTCTCGACAAAACATAACTTCAAAATAGGTTCGCAGTTTAGTCCGTCATCCTTTAGAGATAAAAGGAATTGTTCTGCCGCCTTGTCATCTATTATGTTACAATATACTTGTAGTGCGTTTATCGCTGCCCGTAAATCACCTTCGTGTGCCTCGGCAATAAGGTGTAGTTTACTTTCTCGATTTCCAATCCCTTCTAGGCTTGATATTTCAAGTAATTTACCATACACAAGTTCCTTCGGTATTTCATGGAAATAATGAATACTGCACCTAGACTGAATCCATGCTGTGATTTTAGATAAATCATTACAGGTTAAAATAAACTTAGCGTGTGCGCCTTCCATAATTCCTTTCAAGGCTGATTGAGCCGCAGGTGTCAATTGGTCTGCTTCGTCCAATAGAATCACTTTATTGTAATAACCATTACTACATAGGGGAATTATTTCTTCTTCGATGAAATCAATACCTCTAGTCCTTTTACTACTAGCGTTAAAGACATACAACTGCGAATCAAACTTCTCGGCTAAAGCGTAGGCTAAAGACGTTTTACCTGTTCCTGCATTCCTACTATAGAATATATGATTGCCGACAAAAGTATCTTCAAACTTGGCGACTATTTCATTCTGCCCTATTATCGAATCAAAGACTGGCCTATACTTCTCGGTCCAAAGCACACCCGCATATGCATTCTTAGTAGCAACAATATCCTTACTATTTTCTTCCCACATCTAAACCGCCCCCGATTCTCCTTTCTAATACTACTTGCTTTAGACTGTGATATACTTTTGATAATTCAACATGAGTAGGGGTATCTCTACCCATACCCCTAACTTTCCTATCCGTGTCTAACGCCATAGCCACACCTAACATCATGCCGCTAATAAAGTGTTCATCCCACCCATTGACTGATTCAGCATGACTGTCTAAGTTCTCATCCCCTCCGTTGTAGAAGGGATTAGTTGCTGCATTTAGACAGAACCTAACGTGTGATATATCTTCTACTATTTCCCCTGTTAAAATACTATCAGTAACAGAAGGATGCTTCTTATTTTCGGCTGTAAAGGATTGGTTAATCATTCTAAAGACCCTGTCCCATTCGTCATCTTCGCGTGACATTGATTATGATACCAGTTAAGTGTTCTAATAACATTAGTAGGTCTTGTTCTTCTTGTAGCAATAGTTCTGCCTCTAATGTATTTCCTACCAAACTTATTCTCGTATTCTATTTTACATAATCCACATATATCTAATTTACTAGATACTTTCTCCCCCATACTATGTTCGCCCCATGTCGTGATAGGTATTTTAGCCCCGCATAATCTATCGTCACCGTTAAAGGTAAGATGCATAACTGTAGGTGAGTAATGTCTAGGTGTCATTCTTCTTCATCTCCTGAGTAAATGTATAGTGTGCTTCGCGTCTGTGTAGATGTAGACAGTCCTCTATTAGATTGAGTGATAACACCTAGTCTAGTAATACTCCTAGACCTTCTCAACTTGTTAGCAATAGAGTTCTTACTACCCAACCTTTTGTTTCGGGATAAAAGATATTGGTAAATATCTTGAACGGTAAAGGAACCATGTTTCTCACTATACTCCTTGATAGCCGGTAACTCTCTCCATGTATCTAATCTTGATTTAACCTTCAATCTAAGTCCCTCCTTAATTCTCTATGTATAGCAATAGTTGGAATCCACCAGTCGGGCGCATCTCTGCCCTTGTTCCATGCTGCAAACGTCTTATCGTGATAATATTCACGGTATGCTGCAACTGCTAAGTCTCCTGTGGCATGAGTGATTTTATTGCCACCCTCATCTGTAAGCACATCAAACGGACTACTTGCTACATGGATGTAGTCAGGTCTATGCTCGTCAGGCATACATAGTGCAAATGGTGTAAGGTCGCCTTCGGGTATCATGTTACGCATAGTGTATAGATGTTCTATACCTGCTTCGCAAAAGTGAACCTTACCGAAACGCTTAGTATACTCGTCACATAACATGGCTGCATGATGACAAGCCCATATGTAGTTAGTGCGGGATTCTCCCACCCAACGGGTAGCGGGATGGTTATGGTAACCACCCTTGAGAAACGTACCCTTCTGAGTAATAGGCATCTGTTCCGGTATAGCGCCGTGACGTATGACTGCACTCCCTAGTTGTTGTAATAATTCTACAACCATCTTAGGCGTGTGCATATCACAATACATCTTGGCTGCTAGTATTGGATTCTTGTCTAAAATAAATATGTTCATTGTTTCACCGCCGTATAGTCTACATGGGTCTTAGGAAGCCTGTGTGTTCTTCGCTGTGCCATGTTGTTAATCAATGTTCTTACATTGAGTATTCCGTTCTCGTATCTAGCCTGTGCTACCTTGTCATTATCAGGGACTAATCTATTTTCCAATTCTGTCAAATCTACATTATCCATAATAAATATCAATGCCTCGTATTCTACTTGTATTTGTGTCTGCGCTCTATTCATGTGTATCACCTTTCCGTTATATTGAAATTAGTTCATTAGGTTAATAAACCTATCTACTAGATGCTCATGCCTTTTTGGGCGTTCTGATACAGTGTAGACATATATCGCTGTTTTCCGGCATTATTCTTATTTTGCCACATGAACATTTACTAGCCCTTGCTCTTTCTGATGGAGTCATAACTGTAGGACTTCTAGTATAGATAATATCTTCTTTTACCCTTATTAGATTCCTGTCAATATCATATACCAAATGACTTGCCGATGCACCTACAGCATTCTCAACCTTCTCAGAACCTACAGCCTTGATTTGACTATTCTTACTAAGTAGGGCGGATAGCGAATGCTGTGAAGGTATGGCCCTTACATTCTTTTCCTTTGAAAGTAAATCGGCAACGGCTTCCTTAGTCATAGCACCGTAGTTCCATAAGAGTTCTACTATCACTCGCCGGATGCGACGATTGTTAGCACTCATATAAATATATCCACGATAGTTTAACTATATCAATCGTTCTCCATAGAGAGGAACATTGAGGCTTCTGCAAAGGATTGATTCTCAGGCGCATTACCATCAACGACGAAAGGAATACCGGAAGCGTAGGCGTAATAGAATATAATAGGACCACAAACAAGTAAGAAGAATCCAATTAGTATAAACAAATCAGTTAGTATTATCTTCAATTCATTCATCATAGCCATTTAGTGACCTTCTGCCTCCGTTTCTTAACTCCCTTCGGCAAACTTTCCGAGTCATTAGAGCGTATAATATTAGCGACGTTTTCGTCACACTGGACTAGCCTTTCCCAGTGTTTATCATTACTCCTAAATATACTAGGCACAGTCTTTCCTTCCTTAACTTTCTTGGGATAGTTTATTGTTTTACTTTCACCCTTAATTCCATAACATAAGATTGCATTAGTATAATCGTCGGACAAATGTTTGTATGTCTTACTTATCCTACGATACAATTCTATATCGTTATTGTTCTGTCTAACGAATGACATAGATAGAGGGACTGGAACTCCTTTCATTACCTTGTAAACTCTCCTTCTATCGGACCATGAGAAGAGTGCCTTGACCCATCTAAAGTTAGTAGGCTTCTTCTTCATTGACTTATCTAAAACAATATCATCTTCTAATCCTTTAGGGATTGAAATATTCTTATCAGTCTCGACTACCAACCTACCACTAACCAAAGGTAGCCACTCCTTAATTTCTTTAGACGTTAAAGAACCTAACAGGATGTATGTAGTATCTTTATCGGATAGGTCGCAGTCTATATTCTTATACATAGTAACGTGCTTACCTTTTCTGAATACCGAGGCATCCCTCGTAAAAATTATTACCCCCATTTTTTCTCATTCTCCTTTATTAACAAAGAAATAAGCATTTGTTTCGTAGATAAAATCCTTGAGCCTAGCATACTGAGATTTACTCATACCCCATGCTTCATATATTGATGTGCTTTGAATAGAATAACCGTTAATATACCATCTAATTCCTTTCGCGGTAATCATAGCAACAAGACCGTCATCATACATGGCTTCGCATAGTTTACCCATCTCATTTTCTTTAATCGCTGTTCTATATAATCTACGGTTGGGCTTACTTCTCCACGATTTCATTCTATCACCTCAAATGAAGCGTCAATTATTGAAGGTGCTTTCAGTGCGGCCATTTGTAATTCAAATGTATCTAACAATTGAGGGTGGTCTTTCAAAGTCTCAACTAATATTCTAGTGATGTGTTGGGTCTGTGCCTGTGCTAACATTAACTGTGAATCTACTCCAATCTCCTTCTTCAACTGACCTACTAACTTTAAGGAAGTATTGGCTTGACCTATTAATTTGGCAGCATCAGAAACGAAGTCCGATGTAATCGCCCCACCCTGTAGTTGCTTCTGTTCCTCTAGTTCATTTAGATACCCTTGTATGCGTATTACAATATCCTCTGCTGCGTCCAAAGTAGAAATAGACTGCACCCTAGCACTCTCTATATGTTGAGCCTCCTGTGGGTCGTATTCTATATGGTTGTCAAGATGTTCAATGACGGTTCCTTCCTCCCAACCATACTTGGCTTCAAGGTATGCGGGTTCGTAATCTTGATTCTTCAATGCCAATTCAAAATCCTTCCTCAATGTATGTTCGCAAAATGCACAACCTCCATCAAGAACCCAACGCAATACTTCTATGGCGAAAGCATCATTCTCTTTAGATAATCTTCTTCGTATCTCAATCTCTCTTTTCATTAATCATACCTCCATAGGTTAGGCTCTTTACTGTTTACTCTTTCTACGGCTATAGTATATCTAGGGTGTCTGAGTAAAGCGTAATGTAATGATACCGCTTGATTCCTTGTAGTGCTACCCTTAACGTAGATTGAGTTGATAAACTTATTACCGTTCCTCAATACTAAACCATGTAACACTTGTGTTGTGTTAAAGGTCTTACCTTTATTCTTTTCACCGTATCGGTTCAAGGCATCATCTAGAAACTTACCGTTCTTACTCATCCCTGTAACACCCCAAACTAGAAATTAACGCTCTCCTTTCATTTACCATTTCAGTATTAGTCCAGTCGAAACTAGGGTCATCGTCAAAGTAACTATTATACTGAGTCATATTACACGTAAATGTTTTCGGTGTTGTATTATGGTTGGTGAATACAGGATGTCTAAGCATCTTAGACCGTAACTTACTGTATGTCGAAGAACCCCTACATTTTCTATATAGTTTCCCCGACTTGGTAGTCATGTGTTGAAACACCTCAGAAGCCGAACAGGGTCGTTTGACCTTCATCAGATACCTAGCGGCAGCCTTGACAGTATTGTTCTGTTGGCTCATACTCCTTTTAGATAGGTGGCCGGATAATCTCTTACTCATTGTTTTACCCCCCATTCTATTTCTTCGGTAACTGCCGGGTGTCCGAATCTACAAGTAACTCCTTTGCGCCCTCTTCTCTTTACATCAGGTTCGTATTCGACATACCACGATTGACCTTGCAGGTTTTCCACAATCCACCTCTTAGCGGATTGATAATCACCGTTAGTAACCATGCGAGATACTTCCTTGACAACCTGAGACTTAGATAAATCTTGCATCCAAAATGTAGTCTTGATTAATTCGGTATCGGCATCCATCACTCTTCTTCTTTGAGTTAGGCTTTGAGATAGAATACTCCTTAAAGTATCATCCATAGTTATTACTAAAGGAACATTACCTCTATACTCAGGTTGCATCATGTGATAACCTATAGCCAACCTTCGGAACAGGTCTGCCTCATAAGACCTTACGCTAGGTCTATCAATCCACTCGGCTATATCATCATCAAATAGAATACCGCTAGGAGGATTACTAACCGCTTCTAACATACGGCTTTGAATCCATTCCTTGATTGCTATATTCTTTCCCGCCAATTCTATTCTAGTTTCCCTAGTCATGTTAGACTGTTTGTGTTGCGCCTGTTTAAACTTCAACTCTTTCTCAGGACTCATCTCAATATCAATAATAAAGAATCTTCTATCTAACCCTGAATCTAATTCAAACCTAGCAGGTTGTGTAGCAGCCCACATAGTATAACGGGTAGTGTATTGCACCCATCCCATCTTCAATGCCTTCTGAACTCTACCATTATCTAGGGACGTAAGTAACTGATTCTTCATGTCTAGGCTATGGTCTTTCTTAGACGCATCAGACATACTACTAAACTCCTCAAACCCTAAGAAGCCACCGCACATCTCTCTAGCAATAGGGCGACCTGCTATATCTCCTAATTCGTTTAGACTTCCAAACATACCTGCCTCGGTAATAGAGTTAGCCCCCATCATTGTCTTGTAGCCATGTCCTAAGTCGGCGTTAGTAGAGTGTAGTAGTCCTGTGCCTTCTGCTAGAAANAGATTGATTAGAACGGACTTACCGCTACCCTTTGCACCCCTCATTAGAATATGTATTCTAGTATCAGGTAGTTGGGACATAGGCGTATAGAATGGCATATTGTTATGCCTCAACGGACAGTTATCAATAGTGAAATCTAGGTCAGGGTCTAGTAGTGGGTCCTCCGGGTCGAAGTCACACCTACTGCACTTGTTTAGAGCGTTGAATAAGTGACTACCAATACTACAGATGAAAATTGGTATCTTATCTTCCACATCTACATAATAGTTTCTTGAAACGAAATCATTCACCTCGTTAAAAATATTCATTCCCAATCACCTATCATTCCTTGTAAAGTTTGGGCTGAAAGTAATAAGTCGCGTATTCTTTCATACTCAGACTCGATATACTTTAAGCCGTATTTCTCTTCTATAAGACTGAGCATAGTATCTGTTGATATTTCATCCACTGGTGTATCTGCACCTTGACAAACCATAATAATACTTTTAGCGTCAGTAAAGGCTTCAAACATATCAGCAAATACCCATGATATAGGCACAAGGTAAACATCTTCTTCCATTTCCCTTTTCTGTAAGTTTGTATTCACTACATACATATCACTACTATTCCACTCATACTCAATGTATTCTCCATTCTTCAATACATCAATCCTACTACTGTATCTCTCCAACGTGTCGCTAGTCATAAAGAACATTTCAGAAGGATTGTATTGCTTTAACGATAAAATTACATCTCTAATAATCGGGTATGTGTATAACCACGCATTTCTATTGTAGCCTTCTTCCAAAGTAGGTTCTATCGGGAAAGTATTACTTATCCTAAGAATAAGGATGCTATCGTTTTCCTCGTTCTTTCTTTCATACAATCTCCACTCATGCCATACTGGGTCGGGTATTGCTGATATTGCTTCTACGTTCATCAGTTTACTGTATACACTAGCAACGTGTGAATCTTTACCATCAACTAAACTAGACCCTGCTAGATAAGATGCACTACCGTATTCGTCTTGGGAGTAAACTATTAATTTTACATCTCCCTTGAAGAACGGTTTCGCGTTACTGTTGTGCCACACAATTTCTGTGTCTTTCATTTGCTCTATATATTTCATAATATCACCTGCTATATTTTAACGGGGGTTCATGGGGCATTTAATTCTTTTTTTGATTTGTAATTCCCTAGAAAGAATAAAACGCTATACTGCTCTATTGTTTCTTTTATTTTTATTTATTTCAAAGAGAGTAGAGAAAGGAACTATTCCTTTACTACCTTTGAACAATAAAAAGAATTACAAAAAACGCCCTACTGCGCCCCATTAATTCTTTCTGAACGTCCTCCTAACATCCAAAAACATTTCATGCATCAATCTATTTCTGTCATGTCTAACCAAGTTATTGATGCGAATACTATGTTTTACATGACCCGACAAAACAGGATAGAGTCTATCGGTAAAGTCAGTCTCTACTACTACCGGACACCATTTTCTAGTCTCTTCGATACCTGCGTGTAAATCTCTGATTACTCTTTCTACCTTGAAAGCATCTTCAAAATTAACATTCTTAGCAAGTGTCGGTTGTATGAAATAATTAGATACAGCCCACACATAAGACTCATCTACTGATTTGTGTTGCTTCTGCATTACATTATATTTACCGTTAATGTATGTATTGCCATCATTCAGTATTTCCATCTCAATCTCATCTGAATATTGTGAAGTAGCAATAAGTTTTACTGAGTCATCATCATAATTATATATCTTAGGAGTATATCCTAGATTCTCAAGTAAATCTACACAAGCGTTCAAATCGTGAGAATCCTGTATACCCTTCGTGTTTATACTCGTAATTACTTTATGCCCTGTTGTAAGTATTCTGAATCTACCTGTCAAAGTTTTAGCCGAACCTTCTAAAGTCATCCAGTATTCGAGAGTTTCTTTTAGTGCCATTCTCTTGTAGATTGCCATGAAAGCCTTATGACCCATACTACTATCCAATAGACCCGTTAATAATGATTTGATAACTGCTCTATCTACAATATAGAAAGTCTGTCCTTTCATTTCTAGTTCAACAAGTGGTTGCCATATACTTCGGTTCTGTTTACCATTTCTAGCAGCACTAGCATAATGTATACTACAAGACTCTACATCCAAAAATAAATTGTTCTGTATATCATTCTTGTATGGTTTTAGATTAAAGTCTGAATCAAACATATCATCCAAGTTATTAACCCATGTCATAGTTTCACCCCCAAAGAAGGGGTGTGACTACGCCTATATGAAAGACAAACAAACAAATGCACAAAACGAGCAAAGGAAAGGCGTAGCCACGATGCTATTGAGGCAATACCTTTGTCGCTGTTCTGATGGTAGTTCATGCCGTAGTTAAATGTTACTACATCGAAGAATACTCTTGAGTGTCCGATTATTCTCATCATGCTAACCACACTCCCAAACCCGCTAGTAGTATTCCTATAGCGATTCCTCTACAGATGAAAGAAAATATCTCAAAGAAATAATCTTTTAAGGTTGATTGTATCATTCTTCTCCCTCCTCAAGATGCTGTCGAAGTAACATATCATTGTAGGCCGCTATACCTTTCTCGAACTCTCTTACAACGTCTTTCATTCTTCCTCGCCTCCACAGTAAACTAGAGAATTACGATGACACTCATCACAGTCTCCGTCATACATAGTCGGTTCAATATTATCCCCGTAGTTGTAAGGCACATCGTCTATCGCTAGGCATACAGCACATACGTTAGATTCACCTTCTACCTCATCTGATACACGATACATCCCCGTTATACACGGTTTGTCACCCTTATACCAAAATGTGTTCATCAATTCAATTCCTTGTTTAAGTTTCATTCTTCTTGTTTTCATTTTAATTCCTCCAATAATTTTTCCGTATATACAATTGCATCCATCAGTTCTTCTTGGAAATGCTTTAACCATTGTTCTATACTTAGGTCACTTCTTTCCATAGTAACCCCATACTTATTTTTACCGACTGCTGCTCTAGCCTGTATCTTCTCACATACTTTATCCTCTATTCTACTCATCATCATTCCTCCTCGTAAGGTTCGTCTAAATATTCGTGGTCGTATGAGGTCATGCTATCAGGATAAGGCATCATCTAATCCCTCCTATGACTTTCCAGTAATCAGGTTCGCTATCATCTTCCGGTCTTTTATTTTCTTTGACGACGTTAGAATAATCCTTAATCAATTTACGATATGATTTCACACTATCCTTAGTTCTAGGTGCAGCAACCCCTAACCACGCCCAACCTTCATGTATTATACATCTAAGATGGATTAACTCCTCTTCTAATTGCTCTCTCGTATAATAATCCAATCCGGCATCTGCTTTTATCTTGATAGTAAGTTTCTCTCTAGGACTTACATATTCTCCTATCTTAACCATACTAAGCACCTCTCTCTACCCATTCCATATAGGCTTCATAATCAATCATGTGGTAGGTCTTTAGGGCTACCTTCATACCAGTGTTTCTGATGAACTCAGAACGTATACCCTTGCAGCCTCTCATCAGATTACTAACACTCCTTTGGTTAGAGGTATTCAGTCTAGGCGACCGTTCCTGTAGTTTATCTACAATCTGCTGTGCAGTCAATGCTTCATCTACCGATGAAAGTATTGTCCCTATCTTCTTCCTTCTGTTTATCTGTTTTCTTTTACCCATGATTACTCCTCCTTTTGTTGTAAAATACTTTTAACCGGAAATAAACTATTCTTACTTTTGAGATACATTATCAGTAGTTGTGTAGACATACGCTCTAACGCTATACAATCCAAGTATCTAACGTATAACATATCTATCTTACCATCAGTCAATTTACTACCCACACAAAGGTGTGCAATCTCTTCCGACATAGATGCTCTAATCGTAGCATAATTACTGTTTGCCTTTAGTATATCCTGTGCTTTCTTTTTTACGAGAGTATAAAACTGTTCTTTAATTTTATATTCGCTGTCTGTTTTAGATGAAACATATAAATCTCCATCTTCTAGAGATAACTGTTGTCTATGCAACTCAATAGTTTGGTTCGGAAAGCGTTTTACATTGAAATTATTTAATAAGATTTCTTTAACAATATATGTAAAGTATTCATCCATATCCGCAAAAGTATTTATTGTATTAGTAGACGACATTCGTTCTTTTTTCTTCACCTCTGTAACAATCCCTTCGAATACCGCATCTACAAAATCCTGTGTAAGCGCAGCATCCTCGCTTGTTTTATTCGTGTCATAATCATTCGCTATAGAATCAAACCAGTCTACGAATAGGGGATTGAGTTTCTGAGCATTTTGCTCGTAACTAATTCTCATACCTCTTGAATCCTCATACTTTTTGATATATGTATTTGGTCTAGGGCTTATTTTAAATATAGGACATTCTTTGTAATTAGCAAATGTAATTGCATGGTCTTGGTATTTCACGAAAAGTCTCGCGCCGTCCTTTAATTCATCCTTAGTGTAATTTTGCATCAACCACGTTTTCATCATATCTTCGTCAATTTGATGATGACCCTTGTAAGGACAACTATATCCTACTGTTCGATGTATAAAATATTTATCCGGGTTGTAATCCATGTGCCATTTATACACAGGTGTAAAAACAGATACCATTAAGAAATCATGGAAGCAATTAGATTGACCGTTTACTAATCTTTTACCATCTTTGTAATCCTGTTTAGTTTTCCTAATAGTTATCCAATCGCTTTTACTACCTAGAGTTAAATCAACCCCCATTTCATCTCTACTAATCCCTAGTTTTCGCATAGTTTTGGCGTTCAGTGTAGTTCGCATCATCAGAACCACCCTCCGCATTTACCACATATGATAGGATGAGTCGGCATCTCAAAACTGCGCTCGGCTCTACCACAAGTGCATTTACTATCATCATTAAAGATAAAGTCGTTATCTCCAAAAACCATTCACTCTTCCTCCTGTAATCTTTTAAGGTTTAATCTACGGACTTTATACTTCATGTTGTATCTGTATCTCTGTGCTGCTTTAGTCATTGTTTCACCCCTTTCCTTGATATTATACTAGGAGAGGTTTTCCATACTCCACCAATCGGTATAACTCTTTTACCGTGACCTCTTCCGTAACTTCTTTCCTCAGTCGCTTTTATCGCAACTGTTTTTGTGTTAATTTTAACTACAACACCTTCCGTCATTTTTCCATCATTCAGGTTCTTCCTACCGAATCTTACTTTCATGCCTATTTCAATATCCTCTATATTCATTCTATATCACCTACTGTAAAGATAGTTCCTGATTCTAAATGTATGTCGTAACCAGTTCCTCTATTTGTCAGCGCATCAATTTTTGTTATGTCAATACTAGTGTGACCCGAATGTGTACGGAATAATAAGTACCTTTGGGGTTTACCAAAGATAGTAGCGGGGTTGTATTGGTACGCATCTTTACATTCAAGTACAGATTGTATAAGCATCTGCACATCTCCTGTATTTCTCATTGGACCCTCAACTAGTTTAAGGTCTATACTACTTTTCCTAAATGGTGTATTCTTTAGTGTCATTCTACATCACCGACCCTTTTAGGAAATCCTCCTATAACATCCCAGTGTAACTCTAAGTTCGTTTGTGAGTTCCATGTAGGGTTGCCGTCTGTTTTCCAAAGTATAACCCCTGAGTCAGTCACTTCATAACCTACTACGCTTATTTCAACGCCGTTATGTTTATTTTTGAATTGACAATCCCTATAGTCATTCATCCCAATTGGTATTGGGGCATTCGTTCTTAATTCATCTTTTTCTTCATCACTCATTATCGGTTCTCTCATTATATCAACTCCTCGTTGTTACTTAGTTTTAGCGACTCGGCCCTAGCCTTTAAGGGTGTCGCACCCCTTTCGATAAATAGGTTATACACTCTAAGTATCTGTGCTTGTTTACTCATAATCTTTCTACTTGCCATGACTCTCTCACGACAAGTATGCAAGTCTCTCGGTGCATATACTATGCCGTGTTCATTGGTATCTTTTACGGCCTCGAATAATACATTAGTCCTTAAAAGACTTGATACTTTATTTATATCGTAAAACAGTTTTCTATGATTCTCATTAAGATAATTATATACTTGTTTTACGCTGAAAGTATCTTGGTCTGTCCTCATCATATAGAAATACATTGTTTCATTCAAGGATAATCTATTGTTCCAATCCAAAGTCGGCTCTACTTGCTTCATTCTACCCACCTCCAATACTTGCTCATGTTCTCCAGTTGGCTTGTGCTGATGGAGGAAATCTCTGATAAGCCTATCGGATTCAGGCCCACAAGATTTGCTTGGTTTTTGATTACAGCACATCTCATACGCTTTAGGAATGATTGATGCGCTTCTTTCATTTCTAATAATGTCGTAGTCTTTGTATTGAAATCTTCTACGATTCTTAGTGCTTCTTTGTAAACTTCGTGTGGATGAGCGATTATAGGTTTTGTCAATTCACGTATATGTCTATATTCATGGTAATAATCGCGGGTGTATAAATAATCACTAGATACTATCAAACTATTGTCTATTTCTTCATCAGTCATTTCAAGTAACTTTAATCCCTCTTCTATTTCTTCTCTTTTAAAGTTGATTTCTATAAGGTTTCGAGGAAAGTAACTATTAGTGTATTCAACGTAATTAGTAATTGCTTTGTTCAGATGTTTGTAATGCTGTAAGTTGTCACCAAATATTAGTCTTTGAATATCTTCATCTTCGTTTCGGACTGAACGTAACAGGTGATTAATTCTTTCAGCGCGAATCCAAAACTCAACACTCCATATATCTAGATTCACTTCGCCCCATATTTTTGTAAAGTGTTTTTCTATACGATTAGCGAGGTCCTCAAACTTTCCTATATTTATTTCAATATCTGCTACTAAAGCCCTAATACTATTATGATGTATTTTACCGTCGCTAGACCTGCGACCTCTATAATACTCATCGTCCTCGTTTTCAACTGGTCTAGCCCGTTCTAATGCTTCGATAGTTTTTCGCATAACAATATTATTATGTTTCTTAAGTTGTTCTACTTTCACGTAACTCTCGAAGTCTTGTTCTTCTAGAACTTCTATGCGATTTGTAAATGTTTTCACGTTTAAACTAATAGCGTTATTCCTTCTTTGCCCTAACCCTGATGTGTTACCTATCTTAGTATAACCACTAAGTGAGTTCCAACCGATGTTATCTCTTTTATCGTGACTAACTATAAGATAGTTGTATTCAGGACAGGTCTTACTGAAAGACCTTACTGACATTTTGATTCTTCGTAATTTCTCTAGAAAATATTCGGTGTTTATTTTATTTAAAATATCTTTGTGCAATCTCGCATTGACTTCTGCTAGTGGTGGCAACGAAACTATATCTTCGTATCTATCCTTTGGTTCGTAACCCAAAACAATACTAGGAATATAGTAACTTTGTTGCCAATAGAATGTGTGATGATTACCATGAATCGCTGCTATCAAATCTGCATCAGTGAACTCAAGAACGGACTTCATGTCGAACTCCGTTTTATTTGTCATGGCCCTCCTCGTTTCATAATTATGTTTCCAGTTTCTCAACTCTTTTAGAGTAGACATGAATCTATATAAATCCCATGCTGCAATATCTACTCTTACTGATTTTTGTTGAAAGAATCTAAGATATGTTATTTTAGGGTCCAATGTATATGCCCTGTCATCAAAGCCTAAACTATTTTTTAGTATATCACTAAACCTATCAAAATTAATAGATAGGTGATAATTATATTTTGTAATCTCTCTATACATCGAAGTTATACGTTGAGTAATTCTTTCGCCGACCCTACCTGTAGTTAAGTGTCTAGTTGTGCTAGTATGAATGTTGCCTAGAGGCACTATCAATGAATCTAAAAATAGTTCAGACTCTAAATCAAGTGCGCCATGAGTTTTTTCATAATCATATTGAAGAGAAAGGTGGAACTGCTCACTCATTGTTTCACCTCTTCAACATTATCAACAACACGTATCGAACCAATACCAACCTGTTTAAGTGTTCTGCGGTTATACCACTGGCCGTCATGTTCATTGTAGACCGCCTGAATATATTCACTATGCACACCCCATGTTTTCCCTACAGCATGAGTTCTTTTTCTGCCTCGCAGTTCTAACGACTTTATTTCGTATACAGTATGCTGAGTCCATTCACCCTTCTTTCTAATTCGGCTTGAAAGTATTTCTCCCTGAGTCCATTCACCCTTCTTTCTACCGAACAATACTTTAGAGCCTATACTAAACTTATTCATTCTTATTTCATTCTTCCATTCTTTTGTTCTGTTCATTTTACCACTTCCGTTTTTTTTGAGAGGTTTCGCCCCTCACGTTCTAAATTAGGGGTTGCCAGTATATCAACCTGTTTACCATGCCAGTATGCTTTTCCCTGATTATAATACATATCTTGTATTTTCAATCTAACAACCCCATTTCTTCCATTTTTTTTAAGGTGTTCATCTGCCAAGACTTGTGCAACAAACTTGGATTATTCTTTGACTTTATCCTACTCATTTATTCCCACCCCGAAACTAAATTACTTCTGAGGTTTTTGATATTGAATACTTTACCTGCTAAAGTAATCTCTTCTAACCCCCTGAGTCCATTTGTATTTCCGGGCGGGTCATTTGTAATCTCTTCTAACTTCAAGTCCTCCGAAAGTTGTCGTATGATACCTGCTCTAATATTACTGTGTAATGTATTTAATTTAGTGTGTAAAATATTTCTCTCATAAGAGTTTGGTAATTCTTTGATGTCTTTACCCCAATCATACGAAGTGCAATTTTTTATTATATTAGGGTATCTTTTAGCGATTGCTGAATCAGCATTCATTTGAGTCTTTTTGAGATTAACTAGGTCATACACACAGCATTCATTTGCATCCCANTGAATTANTCCGTCATCAGGCCAATATATTATTTTGTTACTAACTCTATCTATACCGTCGTTTATTATTAATTCAGAGGCACGAAGTTTAAGTGCATTCGTATCTTTAGAATTATTCATTTTTCTTCACCTCACAGCATGGGGCGTAATTGTTTTCGCTACAGCCTTTACAATGTCTCCAATGATTTAGAGGGACTATCTCTCCATACTGGCAGTAGCCCATAGATAACTCACAAGTGCCTGTTTGATAATAGGTACAGTGAGGACAGCCTCCATCAAGTTTTCTTTTACTACTCATTCATCATCACCTACAAACATATCACCTATATGCAAAGGCGGCTCANNATATCCAAACGCTTTTTCAAAANTATATGAACTAACCCATTCTTCGTATTGTTCGTTAGTAAGTTTTTTTACTATATTTAGAGGGATTACTTTAGGGTGTATTTTATTTTTGATTACTCTTACAGTCCAGTCATCAGACTCTTTGCAGTTCATAACATAATTGTAATCTATATCAATCTCCGCATCTTGTAGACTTGTAACTAGACTTTGAGTTGCATAAGCAGCCATCCTCATAACAAATGTTTTAGAGTCTATTTTACTTACATTAGTTTTGAAGTTTATATCTTGCATACGTTCTAATGACTCCATAGTTTTGTAGTGTTTATGAAAGTTAGGCATAAGGGTTGCGTAGTAATCATACAAATGATGAATCCTAATCCATATTTCTTTGAGGGACATATCATTCATGTTTTGTATTCCACAAGCCTCGGCTACTCTAGCCAATTCTAAACTTTGATAGACCTCGACTTCTACAGGGTCGGCAAGCATGGCCCAATCATCAGACGGGGTGTTCCCCTCGATAGGCTTGGTGAGATATTTTCTTACAGATACTTCCAACGGCATTATATCCACCTCTGAGTAATTGCATCATCTATTTTATAGAGAGCAAAGGAAATACTACCGACAAGGTGATAACCCATATCCATACCAACCCCACCTACTTTTATTCCACCGTGTATGTTGGAAGTTTTCCAATCCAATATTTTTGATACTAAATATGTGTAATCATAAGGTCTGTTATCAATGATACATATAACAGATATATACCTAGTCATGCCCGATTTTGTAACGTGGTTCAGTTTTGTATAGATTATATTACCTGCATCTTCCATAACTTCTTTCATCCTTAAAACATTATCATCAGACATTTTAATCGTGCCTCCTACCTGCGTGTGGTAAATCTATTTCTTTGATAGGCCATATAGTTTTTATCGAATCCAGTTCTTTTTCTGAGAAGTAACCCAACTCTTCTTCAAAGCCTTGAACGAATCCGAAGTGATTACCGTCATCGTTTAGTTCTGTGGCGAACCAATACCAACCGGAGAAAGATTCCCAACCCTTGAGAACTGGTGCGTCTCTATCCATATATTTTGAGGTCAAAAATAGTTTACCCTCTTTAGTAACTAACTTTGTGCTACTCAAAGGGATTCCTCCCAAAGTAACTCGTCAATCATTTCTTGTTTCTTGTTTTGCGTCATATTTTTTTGTTTTGTATATTTCACTTCAATCCCTCCTAAAAGTTATTTTAATGGTGATAGTAATTTCTCACAATCACTTTCCGCCGACAGCCCGATTTTTTGAATCGAGCGAATCGCTACGGGTTTTGTGAGATGCCCCCACCGAGCCGAAGCCCGGTGAGGATTTAGGTAATTCCGTCATACTTTTACTGCTAAAGTATTAAGCAGTTACTTCAAGCATTTCTTTGGCTAGTTCCCAACCTTTCCTCTTCTGTCTAGCACCTTGACCGAACATTGATGACTCTTGCTTTTTGATAGCAAGGGCTTGCATCTTTGCATCGTCGGCATTTGCTTTACCGTCACGCACCGCTTTAGGCACTGTTTCGATATGGTCTAGGTATTCTGTGAGAGAATTATATGCGGCCCATAGAGTCCCTGCCATTTTACCGACACGGTTGGTTTTCTTCTCTAGCAGTTTCTCGCATTCTAAGATTTTGTTCAGACCTTTGGTCGAGTATTGGAATGAGCCATCGGGCTGCTCTTTTGATTCTACCCCTAAAGCATTTGCGAAGTAATCGCGCATTTCCGTTTTCTTCATCTTTATACTGAGCATAGATTCAGCATCAGCACCCCACTCGTCGAACTCATCAACCATCAATCCTAGAACTTTACGAACATCGTCAAGTTTGGCATGAACCTGTCCGGTATGTCTGACGCTGTGACCTGCGCCGCCGCTTTGACTTAGAGCCATCGTTAAAGTATTATTACAAACTACACGTATAGGTGTGAGCATGAACTTGATTGCACCTGAACCGTCATGCGTATTGCTGATTAGTATGTAACAGTCAATTTTATCTTTACCCATGATTTTAACTTGATACGGTATCTTTGCTAATACCCATACTCTCTCGCCGTTACCTAATGCGCCACAAACCTCAATCTTTGCCTCTTGACAATTTGTAAGTTCATCTAAGAACTCGAATGCCTCGAAGTTTTGAAACGGCTTCCAAACTTTGCCGACTGTCTTACCGCCTTTCGTCAATGATACCATGTCGCCGTCTAAGTCCCTACGGAATACACCGAAGGTATCAGGAACGGTTACGTGTCTCTTGTTTTGTTCGTCATACACTTGAAGCGGTATTTTTTCTACAAGCCAGTTAAGACGCGCCGCTTCCAACGCTTCTGTTCCTGTCATTAGGTTAGGACCTACGTCCTGACCTAATCCATGCCACGGGGTTCGCCCCGACCATGCTGTCATCCATTCGTCATTTTTATTTTTCGCTAACTGGTGTGCCATTTTTTTCACTTCCTTATTTTTTTAGTGGTAGCCTTTTTTTTTCGCTGACCTGTTGAGAGTGGCGAACTCTCTTAGTTTGGCGGCTAATACTTTTGCCCCTAATATAATTAGGGGTTGCCGATATATAACCCTGCCGATTTACTTTTGCCGTGAATCTAATTATCACCCTGTAAATCCTTCCTATAAGGTGCCATCAACAGTTCAGCCTTTTTTTTTCTTTGAGTTAGACAATACTTAACGTCACGCCTACAACTATTACAGAATCTAGGTTTACCTGCGCCGTCTTTACACAAGTAAAAACAACCGCCGTATTTTTTTGTGTGCCAGTCCCAATATTCTAATATTTCTTTTTCAGTTACACTAATCATTTATTCTTCCTCC